AATATCCAGAAATTTTAGAGGGTGAAAAAATAAAATTTGTTTATTTGAAAAACCCAAACCCATTTCAAACTAATGTATTTTCATTTTTTACAGAATGTCCTTCAGAATTGGATATTCAAAAATATATCGATTATGATAAACAGTTTGAAAAATCATATGTCGAACCATTGAAGTTTATCACTAAGGCTATTGGTTGGAATATTGATGAATCATATGGAACACAAACAAATTTATTAGACTTCTTTAGTTAAGGTGAATGTTGAAAAAAATACATAAGGTTACAGCATCAGAGTTTGTTGCAGAACGACATTATTCAGCTGTTATGCCAAGTTTGACAAAGTATTTTCTTGGATATTTTGTTGAAGATGAAATGGTGGGAGTTATTACTTTTGGCTGGGGAACAAGGCCAAAACATACAATTCAAAAACTATTTCCTGAACTCGATACAAAAGATTATTATGAAATTGGTAAAATGTGTATGGATGATTCTATGCCCAGAAATAGTGAATCTCAAATGTTGTCAATGGCAGTCAAGTGGTTAAGAGAAAATACAGACATCAAGTATCTTTTCACATGGGCAGATGGTATTGTAGGTAAGCCTGGATATGTGTATCAAGCTGCAAATTTCCTGTATGGTGGATATTCCATAACAGACATTTACGTTACTGAAACTGGTGAAAAGGTTCATCCAAGAACTATACAAGGAATACTACCAAATGAAGAAGGTTTGAAGTATGGACATAGACCAAACTTTGAACAACTGAGGGATTTGAAATTGAGCAGAGTTAAGGGAAAACAATTTAGATACATTTATCCTATGACCAAAAAGGATAGAAAATATTTGAAAAATTCAACAGTCACATGGAACTTGAACCATCCGAAACATTCTGATTTGGAATGGACAATAAAGGGCCCAGGCGAAACAGAATATGTAAAGACTAAAACTATGCCGTTTGAACTGTCAAAAGATATAAAATATAATAAGAAGAATATTAGTAAATATAGAAGTGAATCAAACTTAAATCAATTTTTTAACTAAAGGAGAACATGGATTCAAAAGAAGTAATAGAACATAGAGAATTTGTAGATAGTGTAACATCAGAGGCCACAAAAGAATGTGATACATTTATTGAAAACCTAGATGAATTACAAGATGGAGATTTCAAATGGAAACAACCACAACGATTGCTTACAGGAGGTATTGGTATCTGTTCTGAGGGTGGAGAACTTTTAGACTTGGTAAAGAAAATACTTTTTCAAGGAAAGAAACCTACACCAGAATTAAGACATAAAATCAAACTTGAACTTGGAGATGTAATGTGGTATGTACAACAAGTTCTTATTTGGGGAGGATGGAGTCTAAACGAAGTTCTTGCCGAAAACATTAACAAATTAGATGGCAGATACCCTAAAGGGTTTTCTGTTGACAAATCTGAAAATAGAGAAGAATAGTGGATTTATTAAAATTTATAAAGGAGTCAGGAAATGAATATGCCTCAATCGTGGAAGAAGGTGTGGCGGCTGGTGATGTTCATAATTACATCGACACCGGCTCTTACTTGTTTAACGCTCTTCTTTCTGGTAGCCTGTTTGGTGGACTACCTTCAAACAAAATTACGGCACTTGCTGGTGAAACCGCAACAGGAAAAACGTATTTTGCACTAGGTATAGTTAAACAATTTTTGGAAACAAATTCAGATGGTGGAGTTTTGTATTTTGAATCTGAATCTGCAATACCGAAAGAACTGATTATCCAGAGAGGGATAGATCCGAAACGAATGGTGATACTTCCAGTAGTGACCATTCAGGAGTTCAGGACACAAGTACTTAAATGTCTGGATGCATATCTTGCAGAAGAAGAACAAAAACCAATGTTGATTATATTGGACTCTCTTGGAAATCTGTCAACTACAAAGGAACTGGAAGATACTGCAGCTGGTGCTGAAACCAGAGATATGACAAGAGCTCAAATTATTAAAGCTACCTTTCGTGTCCTGACTCTCAAGTTAGGTCGAGCAAACGTACCGTTGATAGTGACCAATCATACCTATGATGTTATAGGTGCATATATGCCAACTAAAGAAATGGGTGGTGGTTCTGGACTCAAGTATGCAGCCAGTTCTATCATTTATTTGTCCAAGAAAAAGGACAAGGAAGGTACTGAGGTAGTCGGTAATATTATCCATTGCAAGACTCAGAAATCCAGATTGACAGTTGAAAACAAAATGGTTGATGTTCGATTAGGTTATCATTCAGGAATTGATAAGTTTTATGGATTGTTAGAATTTGGTGAAAAATATGGAATATTTAAAAAGTCTGGAAATCGATATGATATAGATGGCACTATGTTGTATGCAAAATCCATATATTCAGATCCAGAAAAATATTTCAATGATAAAATTATGGAACAATTAGAACAAGCTGTGAAAAAGGAGTTTTTATATGGAGAAGTGGATAAAGACATATCCGAAGATATTCAGTAAAGAAGAATGTGCTGGACTTATAGAATGGTTTGAAATTCTGGATGAAAGTAAACAATTAGTACAAACCAAACTGGAAGGACATCGTGAGTTTGATGAAGTAAATTTGAATAATTTTCGAGAACAAACATTGAAAATGCAATTAGATGTTTACAAAAGATTCGATGATATTTTAGAAAAGTATAAACAAGATGTTAAAGTTCATGAGAAGGCTTTGCCAGAAAAATCAGCATGGGAGGAATTGCGAATCAAACGGTATAGAGCCGGTATTGGTAATTTCTTGGATCATGTTGATACAGGAGATTCTATTTCTGCAAGGCGCTTTCTTGTATTTTTTTTATATCTTAATGATGTAGCTGAAGGTGGAGAAACAGAATTTCCAGATTTAGACTTGACTATTTCACCTGAGTGTGGTAAGCTATTAGTATTCCCTTCAATATGGACATATCTGCATAGAGGGAATGTTCCCATATCAAACGACAAATATATTTTAGGGAGTTATAAACATTATGTATAAACCAATAGAAACAGTAAAACATTCAGTAGTTGTACGAGAAGATGATGACACTAAGCTTAATGCTATTCGTATTGATGAGGGTAAATTTAAAGACTTAATTTATATTTACGAGGATGTTGTGATGGGAGAAGAAACAAAAGAAGGTGGAATGAATCTGCATTTCACCATAAAACACGCAAAGTGGAAAAACACAAACCATCTAGATAATGAAAAAGAATTCCATCAAGTGGCCGGTGATATTTTAGTATCATGTCTAGAAAAAGGACTAAAGGAAGATAATGAATTTGAAATCATCTACAGAGACAATGATTCTAGGTCACTTGATGACCAACGAGGAGTACGCAAGGAAAGTCTTACCCTTTCTGAAGATTAAATATTTTGAAGGTAATGACCATCAAATCGTTTTTGATGAAATATATAAATTTGTAGATAAGTATAAAAATATACCTTCTAAAGAAGCAATAGAGGTAGAAATAGATCAACGGAAAGATCTTAATGAGGATACATGGAAATCTGCTCAGGAATTATTAAAAAATCTGGCACATGAAAAGGTCGAACAAAAATGGTTGGTCGAAACCACAGAACAATACTGTAAAGAACGAGCACTCCATCTTGCCATTTTGGATGGAATCAGCATTATTGGTGGGAATGATAAAGATAGGGATACTTCTAGCTTACCTGATATTTTGTCTGATGCTTTGTCTGTTAGCTTTGATATTTCTATCGGTCATGACTATATTGATAATGCCGCAGATCGTTTTGCGTTTTATCACAGAAAAGAAGAAAAGATTCCTTTCGATCTTGAGTACTTCAACAAGATAACAAACGGTGGACTTCCCAACAAAACCCTAAACATTGTAATGTCTGGTACAGGAGTAGGTAAGACCCTATTCATGTGTCACCATGCTGCAAATGTTCTTTTGAGTGGATATGATGTTCTATACATTACTTTGGAGATGGCAGAAGAACGGATTGCAGAAAGAATAGATGCAAACTTAATGGATTTGACCATTGATGAATTGCATGACCTACCTAAAACGATGTTTGATACTTCAGTAGATAATATCAAAAAGAAAACTCAGGGAAAATTAATTATTAAAGAATATCCTACAGCATCAGCTCATGTAGGACATTTTCGTTCATTATTAAAAGAATTACTTATTAAAAAACGATTCTCCCCTAAAATTATTTTTATCGATTATTTAAATATTTGTTCATCTTCCAGATTCAGGTCGGGTTCAAATGTTGGTTCTTATTTCTATATTAAGGCTATTGCAGAAGAATTGAGAGGATTCGCAGTTGAAAATAATCTGCCAATCGTCTCAGCAACTCAGGTGAATAGATCTGGATTCACCGCATCTGACTTTGGTTTGGAAGATACAAGTGAGAGTTTTGGACTTCCATCGACAGCAGATTTCATGTTTGCTCTCATACAAACTGAGGAATTAGAGGAACTTAACCAAATACTGGTAAAACAACTCAAAAATCGATATAATGACCTAACCAAAAATAAAAAATTCATACTTGGAATAGACAGACCAAAAATGAAACTATATGATATTGAACAACAAGCACAGAATAATTTAGTCGATTCTGGTCAAGAAAATCCTACATCACAACAAGTAAATACAGAAAATTGGAAGTTCTAGTATTATAAATACTAAAAGAGGGGGGCTTCAGGGAACATACTGGAAGAAGATTCTCAGAACCTTCCAGGCATGAATGCGCCCCTCACATTATATTAACATGGGAATTTGATACAACCTGCCTTATATTGTCTACAATTCCCCCCAATTATATCTATAAATGCAAAGTTTTAAACAATTTCTTACTGAA